AGTCGCTCCAGTCAATCCTGTTGCTCCAGTAGGTCCAGTCGCACCTGTCAGACCAGTAGCACCTGTCAGACCAGTCGCACCAGTTGGACCTGTTGCTCCTTCTGGACCTGTTGCTCCAGTTGGACCTGTCGCGCCGCTTTGTGGTGACACCCATGACAAATTACCAGTACCATCAGTTGACAAGACATTATTGGCTGCACCGCCAGTAATCTTGACATTACTATTGCTACCTAATGATACATTGTTACCAGTAAAGTTTGCATTTCCTGCATTGACAGCATTAAAGTTACCATTTGTAGCAATAATATCGCCGTCGCTTGTTATTGAACTATCGGCAAATACTGCACCATTTTTGTCAACATTGAATCTAGTAAAGCCACCTACTTGTAAGTCCATTAACTTACTAGTTGAATTACTATTGCTATCAGTAATATTAACTTTAACAGCAGTAAATGTTACAGCACCATTATTGAACTCACCAGTTGCAAAAATGATTGGTGTATCGGCAGTCATGCCAGATATGCCACCATATCCTGACAATATTGATCTACCAGTGCGTACTTCACCACCTGGATTCCATACGCTGTTATTGCTATCTATGTAATAGAAATTACTGCTTGCAGCAAATGCACCATTACTATTATATTGTATTTCGTAAGTATTACCAGCAGCATTCGTGACGAATGATCTAGTGACACCATTTGCCCACTTGATATTGTCTGTCAGTAAATTACCAACATTAGCATTTCCAGTTACAGCAAGATTAGTTAATGTACCAACGCTTGTGATATTTGGTTGTGCGTTTGTGCTTACAGTATTTGCGTATACTGCGAAGGCAGCATTTGCGACTTGACCACTGACATTAGCACCATCTACATGGTATGCTGTGCCTGCAATATTTGCATAGTTTGCGTTTGCAACTACACCACTAACATTGCTACCACTCACATTGTATGCGACATTAGCGAATGCGCTATAGTTTGCGTTAGCAACTGTGCCAGTAACATTAGCACCTGTTAATGCTGATAAGCCACTACCATTACCAGTAAACACACCAGTGTTTGCTGTGATATTGGCAGCAATTATGTTACCATTTACATCTAATCCAGTTAATGTACCAAGACTTGTGATATTGCTTTGTGTAGCACCAGTCACAGTTGTTGCATAGTTAGCAGTGTTGGCTATTGTTGCGCTATTTGCAACATTAGCATTACCGCTGTTGTCAGCATAACCTGCGTTTGCTGCATATGTTGCATTTGCTACAGTACCAGTAACATTTGCACCTGGAATATTTGTTAATCCTGCTGCGTTACCAGTAAAGATGCCAGTGTTTGCTGAGACATTTACACCAACAATGTTTCCATTTACATTGAGTCCTGTCAATGTGCCAAGGCTTGTGATATTGCCTTGACTTGGATTGCTTACTGTATTGGCAACACTAACTTCGCCAGTAACATTGCTACCAGATACATCATATGCTGTTCCTGCAATGTTTGCATAGTTAGCATTAGCGACGATTCCTGTGACATTAGCACCAGCAATTGATGTAATACCTGTACCATTTCCATAGAAGTTACCATTAAAGTTTGCAGCATTAGCGTTACCTGTCACTGCTAATGATGTTAGTGTACCAACGCTAGTGATATTTGGCTGTGATGAACTTACAACAGTTTCGGCAGTATTTGCTTGACCTAGTAAATTACCAATAAACACACATGCGCGTATATTACCATATTGATTTACTGTGATGACATCATTAGCATTAGTTGCGTTGCTAGCAAATATGAATTCGCTATTTGCTGCTTTCCAACCCATGAATCTATCGATCTCAGCGTTTGCGCCAGTATCGAATGTAACTAATTCTGTACCACGATCTTTACCATCATTACTTGTTAATGGTGCACCATTTGGTCCACCGCCCATTGTGATGATAGGATCGATAACATATAGATCAGTAACATTGCTATAAGTTGTGTTACCAGTAACAGTTAAGTTACCGCTGATAATCGTATTACCGGCAACATTCAATGCTGTTAAATTACCAACGCTTGTGATGTTGGGCTGACTATTGCCTGTAACATTAGTTGCGTTGCCTGCATATGCGGCATAGTTTGCATTTGCTACGGTATTTGTGACATTTGCACCATTAACACTATATGCTAGATTTGCGATTGGTACTGTGTTTTGTGCAGTCCAAATTGTAGTGCCTGAATTATAAACTAATACATCACCATTATTTGGTGTAGTTGCACTTACATTATGCAAGTCATTGACATAATAACCAAAATCTGGTCTTACTTGTATTTTACCATTTGTTGATGATGGTGTGCTGCTTTGTACCAAACATGCTGCTACTGTAATTTTTGGACCTGGTGCAGCAGGTTCAGTTGTTTGCATATTACCATTACTATTTGGTGTCAAATATAATAAACTACCTGCAGGGAACGCATTAGTTTGTAGATCATATACTTCACCAAATGATTGTACATAACCATTTGCACCATTTGCTATATTAGCAGGTGCGATGCCCATTACATATTTAGGTATGAATCCAACACTCGCTGTATTTGCTGGTGCTGCAAGTATTGTATCACCTTGTACACCATTAAACATGACAACTTGACCAGCAGTTATCGTTGCATTTGCTTTGACAAAATAATATTGATCTTCACCAACTTGCTGAACAATGTTAGAAGCATTGTTCATTGATATTGCTAATGTATCTTTTTCATTATCCCAATATACACGCCCTGTTTGGAATGCAGGTGCACTAGCAGTTGTATCAAAGTCAATATAATCAACATTTGCAAAACTTATATTTGCAATTATGCTATTTGCTGTAATGACATTTGCTGTGATGTTACCTGCAACTGTTAAGCCAGTTAAGTTACCAACACTTGTGATATTAGGCTGTGCATTGTCAGTCACAACATTTGCGTAACTTGCTAAGTTTGCATAAGCAGCAAAGTTAGCATTAGCAACAACACCTGTGACATTTGCACCAGGTATGTTTGTTAAACCTGCTGCATTACCAGTAAAGATGCCAGTATTTGCTGTGATATTAGCAGCAACGATGTTACCATTTACATCAAGTCCAGTCAATGTACCTAGACTGGTTATATTTCCTTGACTTGCGCCAGTAACATTTGTAGCATAATTGGCATTGTTTGCACCAGCAACATCACCGCTGACATTGCTACCACTTATACTATACGCAACATTGGCATAGTTACTGACATTTGATTGTACTGCATCACCTGCAAAATTTGCATAGTTTGCATTAGCAACTGTACCAGTAACATTTGCAGCATCTACATCATATGCTTCGCCTGCTATTACAGAATAGTAAGCGTTAGCAACTTCACCACTAACATTGCCACCAGCAACCAAAAATGCTTCGCCACTATATGAACTATAATTGGCATTGCTTGCAAACGCTGCATTGCTAGCAAAGTTTGCATTTGGTACTATACCAGTAACATTAGCACCAGCAATATTAGATAGCCCACTACCATTACCAGTAATGATACCGCTGATAAAGGTACTTGATGCATTACTATTAATAGTTTGTTCGCCAAGATAGATTGTGCTATTTGCTAACCAAATATCTTGCCATCTTTGTGTGTTACTACCTAAATTATATGTAATATTAGCATTTGGTAACAGGTTGCTTTGTACATTTGATGTTATTGTTAAATTTTCGACTGTTACTGTATTGCTGGTTTTATTGAAAGTAAATGCTGCACTACCATTTGGTTGATTATTATCATTGAAAATTACTTCTGTGTTGCTACCTGCAATAGGGCCTGTAGCACCAGTTGATCCTGTGATACCAGTAGCACCAGTTAGACCAGTCGCTCCAGTAGGACCCGCTAGACCAGTTGCACCTTGTGGTCCAGTGCTACCCTGAATACCAGTCGCGCCTGTAGGGCCAGCAACTCCAGTAGCACCTACTGGACCAGTAGAACCTGCCGGACCTGTAGCACCTTGAATACCAGTAGCGCCGATTGGACCTGTAGCCCCTGTTGGGCCCTGTGCACCTGTCGCTCCTTGTGGTACTATCGCACGGTCTACTTGAACAACTACATTAGGAGTAGGTTCAATGTTGACTTGTACGACGCCTGAACCATTTACACTAACTTGCTGTGCCATTAGTTGTATACTCCATCACTTGCTACTAAGAATAACAAGAATATGCTTTCATCATGTGCTGGTACTGTACCAACTGCTGGGAAACTGATTTTAATTCTACCAGTAAAACATGCTGGGTCTGTCGCATTGATGCCAAGATCGGGATCACCTGGCAAGCCCGAATATGTTACTTGCAAACTATCACGACCTATTGTTGCCCATGTTTCTTCATCGATGACGAGCGTGAAACTACCTGTGCTATCTACACGGTTAGTGATTGATAAACTTATGGGCAATGGTTCTATGCGATTCATTGTCATGCTACCGCTAGCAGTGACTAGTGCAAATACAGTACCTGGTGTATAAGTTGGCGCAGCACCTCTTGTAGCACTGATAGTAAATGTAGTTGCAGTTAATACTTCTTTGACATAATAAGTTGTATTGATTGCTACATTACCAAATACTGTACCTTTGAATTGCACTGGCATACCAACATATAATTCTGCTGTTGATGCACATGTCAATTCATTAGTTCCTGTCGTAGTTGCTGTTACTGTTGTGATTAAACTTACTAATGGATAATCGCGTATCTGGAAGTCATATCCACTGCGACTATCACGGAAATTTGTTATTGCGCGACGAATGATCGTTGCGTCGATGGTTGCTCCAGTCAAATTAATTGGAGTTGTACCTGTTTGCCAACCACTTGGGTAACTTGTAATGTTTGACCATACAAGATTCCAGAAGTCTTTTTGATTATAAACTAGTTCTTGTGCAAGAACTTGCCCATCAAATCCACCGACTTGATTGAGCGTATTTTGACTGAATTTCGCCATCTTCGCTGCCTCGCGTTATGACCATAATCTACTACCTCGCAGATGTATGGTGTTATATTGTATTTATATTAACCTAGATAACTTATCAATGTAGACACACCGGGCGCGTTAGATGATGTAGTAGTTGCTGCATCAAAAACTTCGCTTGCTGATACTCCTATAATACTTGCAGGAGTATCTAACAATAAATTTCCAGAAATTTCTGTTTCTGTAGCAACTGCATAAGTCAATGTACCTGATGGAGACCAAGTATATGATCCATTACCGGGAATATTACCATTATCTGGTAAACACATCACTGTAGCATATGTATCACGCTGACATCCTACAAAGATTCTATCATTACCTGTAGTTATTTGTAAACTATTATCAGGTAAATTGCTATTTTCTAAATTGTTTATTTTAAATGCTGCATTCGATGTTAATAAGTTTTGCCATTGTATATTACCAGTATTATCATATTTGGCTAACCATATATTGCCACCTGATTTCATGCCAGCAACATATATGTTACTATCATCTTTCAATGCAACGCTATATAATGACACATTTGCAACTTCTCGCTGCCATTGCACTGTACCATTACTGTATGTTTTTACAAAATAACCTTTACCTGTACTGTCTCTACCAACAGCATAAATGTTGTCAGTACTATCAAGTTTATGTTGACTTGCTAGTAAATTGACATTTGCAATATAAAATGGATCGTTCCATACTGTAGGTAATACATCATATGCATATCCAGTATTACTACTAGTTTGATTAAGTTCTGCTAATATCATTCTAGTTTCGGTATTACTTTTCCATAAATTATAGAATACAGTAATATTACCAGTACTTGTCAATGACATAGATGCGCAATATATTTTATTTGCTGGTGTACCACTAAATCCACCTGGTGTTGTTAAAACACTTTCTGCTAATATATTGGCATTAGCATTTGTATTACTCATTTTTTTAATATGAATATCGCTAGGATTAGTTAATGGTGGTACTGATCTACTAGCGATATAATAAGCATTACCTGGATCATTAATTGCATTATGTATAAAATAATCACCTGGATTTACATTTCCAGCATTTACCATGCGCAATGATGAACTTGCATTGCCGGTAGTACCATCAACAAATGATGCAAATCCTCTATTAGCAGAATTCACATTTAAAAATTGATATCCGTTCAATCCTAAATTTATATTTGCTGTATTAACATTTTTAAAGGTAACAACATTTGTATTAACAGTATTGGCACCGGTACCTTCGTTTAATGTAAAATATTCACTGACAGGATTTTTATCACCATTTATTTTTAATATACCAAAATGATCTGTACCTGTTTTAGTACCTAGGTAAACACAGGGCTGTGATGAATCTCTAAACATACCAACAACTGTGCTTGTACCAGTAGTTGTTGTAACACCATAGCCCCAATATTCTCTTGAGGCATTTAGTTCAATTTTGGCATAAGTCAATGCACCTACGCTACCAGTAATTGGCATTAGACGAATCCTGTTCTAGTTGCAAATACTGTATATGTGTTTGCTGCTGTTTTTATGATATTGAAAGTATAATTGTCGCGTCCATTTGTAGTACCATTACCTACATTTCCAGTTGTACCAGACCATACTGGTGTAATATTACTACCATCGATCTGTATGACATTAGCAACATAAGCAGTTGCACCATTTTTATTCATAAATGTACAAGTCATGCTTTGATTGCTACTCATGGTATTGTTTAATGTAGTTGTGCTATTACCTCTTATATTTAAAGTAAAGTTTGCAGTTGCATTACCAGTTCTAAACTGTATCGCACCATCAAGCACATCAAAATTAATTGTACCAGTAACACCTGTGCTATTCGCTACAACAGTTTCTTTAATAACACCAGTGGTCAAATTACTAAAATTATTACTATATGTTATTTCACCAGCAGTTGCATCATAAAATAAAATATCAGTTGTACTTGCATTTCTTATTGGTTTTACAATTAGACTATTTGCTACTGTGCTGTTTAAATCAACGCCGGTAGCATTTATAATTATTGTATTATCATGTTGATTAGCATTACCTGCATAAGAACCAAATGCTATCGCATTGGTACCTTGATTACCATATCCAGCAGCACGCCCAATAGCAACAGAATTATTTGCTTGACTACCTGATCCTGAATCATAACCAATTGCGATTGAATATAAACCCTGTGTCACACCGCCTGCACCAATACCTAGACCAATACTGTATTGTCCTTGAATATTTGAACCAGCGCCTTGTCCGATAGCAATTGCACCGATACCTTGTTGGTCATAACCTGCTGCATCACCGATAGCAACACCCCAATATGATTGTGAATTAGAACCTGCTTGATTACCTATCGCGACCGCATTGACACCCTGACCATTTGCACCTGCATTCGCGCCTAAATGTATATTTGCTGCTGTAATTCTTAAATCTACTAAATTACCTAAACTAGTGATATTTGGTTGTGCTGCATTAGCAACTGTCAATGCATAACCAATTACATTACCATTAAAATTTGGTGCTGTGATATTACCTTGCGCATTCAATGTGCCAGGTATTGCCATAGCATTTGTCGTGTAGTCAAATGTAAATCCTGTTGATCCACCAAACGCACCATTGCTATTATATTGAATTTGTGTATTGCTGCCACCTACTGCACTGGGTCCTGTCGCACCAGTAGCACCAGTTGGTCCACCGCTTGGGCCGGTAGCGCCGGTAGGACCTGTTGCGCCTGTAGGACCAGTAGCACCTTCGGGTCCACTAGTAAAAATGTTTAAGTTAACTGCTTCTGGAGCAACAGTGATAGGTGGCGGTTCAGGTGTGATTGTCAGCGTTATTGGCTGAACAACAATGTTGGCAGTAATATCTGACATATTATTGGTACCTTACGATAAAGCCTAATGGTTCTCTGTTAATATCTGTTAATGCAGCATTTGAATTACTTTGTTTTGTGACTGTTAATGTTACAACAACCAATACGCTGTTGCTCGTATTGTTTGCTAATGTGACATTTGGTACACCATTAGCAAAATTATTTGTGATATTGTTACCAACATACAAATATCCAGTACCAATATTAGCATTAGTAAATGCTGTACTTAAAGTATAATTTGCAGCACTAGGGCTTGATAATTGGGTTAAATTACCTAAAATAACTTCAGTATTGCTGTTATTATAAGTTACATTGCTAACTGTATAAAAGTTAGCAGTAGCAGCCAATACCCAAGCATTTGGCACTAATGCGTTTGCAGCATTACCATTAGCATCGGTAAAACTAAGTGGAAAAGTATATGCTTCACCAGTATAGATTTCCAAGCACTGCATTTGAGTGCCTGCTAAAGTCATTGTTTTTGCGCCGTTTAATAGTAGACTCATTTTATTTGATTCCTATAATATATTTATTCATTTGGTTTTACCGTGTCATACGATAGACCTTCTTTGTCTAATCTTGCTTTAATTTTATCACATATTTGGGTGTAAAATTTACTATTGCTTGTTTGGAAGATATTGTATCTTTTGGCAAAATCAATGAAGTCTTGTAATGATCCCTTTTCAATAACATCATTCATAGATTGTACAATAGATGGTCCCTTCAAATTATCTATTTTAATCATGTTATTTTTTCCTTGCTAAGGTCTAATCTGCAATAAACTGTATATGCTCTGACATCAGTATTGCTTAAGTTTTTAACCAAATAACCACTACCATCGATAGGATTGTTAGCAGTTTCCGAATAACCTAAAATTGTAATTATTTGATAGGGTATGTTTGCTTTTAATTGATATGTTGATACACCTTGATTATCTACATATATTGTACCAGGTGTATTATTAGCAGTATAAAATGATGCAATTTGTAAATCACAATCTTGGTTTGCGATCCATGTTGCTTGTAAATTTACTTTTAATGATTCATTACTTGCTAATGGAAAATTAGTTGTATTTCCAAAATTATCATATATGAATCCATACCAATTATCATCACCATTATTAATAACTTGGAAACTTGCTCCGGCTGGTTCCCAAACATTTGTGCTATTATCTACATAACCATTTGCTGTAGTTGAAGTATTTTGATAATATGGATAATAATAATTTGGATCAACATTTGCACCATCGACATAGACCGGTGCACTTGTTATAACATTTGGATCTATTGCCACGGGTAATGTGACTGTATTACCACCAACATCAGGTATACCAAATGCAACAACACTTATTGGTTTAGTACCACCAGCGCCTAAATTAGTATATGTTACTGTATTATTCTGTATTTGATTACCAATAATACCACCAGTGTTTGTATTTGGATCATATGGAGTAACATTTGCACCGCCCCAATTTACTACTGCGCTACTACCCGATCTACGCCCAGCAGTATTGTTTCTAGCGGTTACACTCCAATAATAATTACCCGATTTTAAATCGTTAACATTGACGCTGACATTATTATAAACTGCGTTTGCGCTATCACTGTTTATAAATGGTACACCATTACTTTGTTGTACAGTTCTATACAATTGATGTGTAAGCACATTACTATTGGTACCATAATTGAAATCCATATATAATACAAGACCACTATCTGGTACATAACTTGTGACATCAAAACTTGTGATTAATCCATCTGTATTAACACTATTTGTAATAACTGGATCGCCAGGTGGACTGATAACATTAGGATCTTTCAGACCAGTGTTTGCGCTTGGGACGAAATCCTGTACAGGATCATCTGCATATACTGTGCCATTGTATTCAAATGCTCTGATCGCAGCAAACAAATTACCCTGATCATCTTTTTCTTCTGCAACTTCACTTACACGGAACAACTTATCAGTCCAACCATATGTTTCGTGTGTGATGCGAATGACATCACCTGCTTCTACTTGTATACCACTATAATCAGTTCTAAACGATACGACTAAATCTTCACGACTTTGTAGTATGCGTCTAGCACTAATATACTTTGCTTGTACTGCATTGTTGACTACAGGTAATGTTATGTTAAGTCTATTGACTGCTTCATTTGGTGATATGACTACAGGATTGGTATCAAATAAATTAATTACCTGATAATCAGTCTGATCGCGTATGTTTGTATTTGGATATGCGACTTCTACTTGGTTATAGGTTTCATTTAAATCAAGTGGGCTAATTTCTATACCACCAACTAGATTACTACTATTGACTAAAAATAGATTGCTTAATGTAGTCGCACCAGGTGCTTGATCATAACCTTTATTCATTACAACACGCCATCTACCTGTTAGTTCGCTATATTGTAGCCAACTATCGCAAGCATCTAACAAATATTGTAAATTGGTCAAACAATCATTTGCTGTGTCTATGGGTCCATTTATACTGTATCTACGAATTGTGCTGTATGGATCACCACTCACCCAACCTACTGGCTTGTAATCAATCAATTGTGCTGAATATGTATTCAAATTATTTAAACTGGTCGTATCAATACGACTGCTAGGTATCGCACATCCATATCGTGTGTTAGTCATGTAATCTAATATTGCTAAGCCAGGATTATGATAACCTGCAGCATTATTATATCCATTATCTAGCGTACACATCAATGTACCTACGCCTGTAGTACCTGCATCTTGGCTGTATACAACTTTGATGATGGCGAAGGCACAATTTGACATCAAATGATTGACTGTCCATGCTTGCGCTGCTGGCGCGCCATTAGCAACACTGATGATCTGATCAGCAGTCAAGCCACCTGTATTAACACCGCTTGCTCTACCATTTCTAAACAAATAGATATCTAAAAATCCATTCACGCGAGTATCAACTTGCGCTGCGGCATCGTTTGTGATCAATCCAGTTACGACAGAACTTGTGCTGCTTGCAAATTGTACTTTCTTACCATCGTAATAAACACCATTGGTAGTATCAAAATTATATCTGCTGAGTGTGCTTGTGGTAAATGCTTCTGCCAATGCAACAACATACCACATTGTTTTTTGATCAGTGCTTAATACTGCGTCAATGATTGGTCCACCAGTCCATGCTTTACCATATATTACTGGTAATTTATTATCAGTCGCAGGAGGTAATTGTATGCGACCACCACCATCGCCACCAGCACTTGCTTGTACTTTTTCACTAGCGCGTTTAGCAATCAATTTGCTGACGCCAATGCTTAATGCTGTTGTGACAGCGAATTTGGCAACAGCGGCGACTGTTGCTTTCGCAAACACTGCTTTGGCTATAACTGCAACTGCTTTGACGACTACTGCCATTTTATACTCCCATGTATACCTTTTCGATCAGTTTATAATCGAAACGGTCAAAATCAACTTCAAACAATGGTTCTGCTGCTGTCATCGTAAATTCTTTTATACGATTTTCTGTTTTTAATTCTAATCCTGCTTTATTGTATGCTTTGATCAACTGATAACCTACTCTTGTATGTTGCCAATCTGGTTCAACATAAAACAATATATTATGCAAAAAGAATGTCTCAGGGCTCCATACATTTGGTGTGATGACAGCAAATGTCATGCCTACGATTTCTTCTGATTCTGCGATCAATGCGATTCCGCCACCATTTATCACAGTGACAAATAAACTGTTTAGGTAATCTTCATCCAATTCTATCTCATGAAACTCTTTGGCAAATTCTTTTGCCTGTACAGTTTTTACAGTCTTGATAAAATATGGTAAATCGAATTTATTTGCTAATCTTACTTTCATAATTATTTCTTCACTGGTACCATGCTTGATCCTGGCATGCTGCCACCTGCAGGATAACCACCTTGTCCTGGCACAACTGTACCTGCTTTTGGTGGTTGACCAAAATCAAATGTTACGCCACTTATGCTATATACTTGGTTCATGCTTACATCAGTATTATTGAAATATTGCCAACTTTCCTTGTTTGTTTTTCTTCCTGCAATACGGTTCTCTAATACTGTTTTATAACTGCTAGCACCTACGCTAACTGTAAAATTATCTTCTGTACCTTCGCGGTCTTCACTGATCGCATATGATGTGACGATGCCCGTAAATCTATTGTAAACATTTGTCAATACAAAATTGTTACTATAGAATCCACGCAATACTTCTACTGTGCTACCGCGTATTTTGGTAGCAAGCACATTGAAAATATTGTTACCATCGATACCGCTCAATGATATTGCTGTTTCGCCGCTGGTAACACGCAAACTACGATTTTGACTACCTACTGCTAACAATCCACCCAATGCATAATAAACATTACCACTTATGGTTTCATCTTTATAACTGCTGCTAAAAGTCAATACAGTAACATCGTTTGCTGTGCCTGTACCAACACTACCATTTGCTGTTGCAGTAAAGAATGTACCACTAGTGTTTGCTGTCGCACCTAATGATACCCAATTGGTATTACCAGCAGTGCTGATGATATAACTATTACCTGTTACTACTGTGGCTGTAGTATTTGCAGGATAATGATTGTATATGGTTAACTTAACAAATTCAGCACTATTGATTTGTGTTGTATTATTAACTTCAGGTATTGTTTGCATTATGCTGTACCTACCCATTCATACAATGTGAAATCATCACTGAATTCAATCAATGCATTGTTGACTGTTTCACCATTTGCTTTTACATAACCACCTGGTATCAATTTGTATGTAGGCATGTTTGGGCAAAACATTTTAAATGTACATGCGTTACCGACTGTAATACCTGCACTAGCAATACTACCACTAATGATGTTTGGTCTATTAGTTGTGACAGTGATTGTGCTTGCTGCACCACGCAATATTTGTGTTGTGCTAGTAAATGGATATGTATATGCACCAATCTGTATTAAATCGTTTGGTTCAAAAATAACTCTACTGCTTGGCACGACTGGTAAACTAGTCAATACTAATTGATTGCCTACAAAACTTTGCACACGCAATCCAGCAAGTTGTCCACCACTCAATTGACCTTGATATCTAAATATCCAACTCAAACATGCATTGTCACTAAATGTAATATTTTGTGGCTGATAACGGTCTAATCTATCTAATTCTTCTAATACATCTCTATTATTGTAATAACGCAAACTATTTGGCATAGTCAATACAAAGCGCCATGGCTGCTTAGTTGGTGTCAAACTTGTGCGTGGTATTTCATTTCTTGTGATTTGTATACCTACAACTTTGCGACGGTCAATGACCATTCCACTTGCTTTATTAACTATTGTTTGTAGTCCTGACATTTGTTTTATCCCATTCTATACGGCATTTCTCTTTGTGCCGTTTGTACTGAGCCTAATAAACTTTTTCTGTTCTCAGCAAATAATTGTGCTACTGATTTTGCGTCAAGTGCATTGATATTATTAGTAATGTATGTATTGTTTACAGGAGCACTTACCATTCCTGTTGCAGTTGCTTCTGTTTTAGCACCTAATTTATTATTTGGTATCACGCTGCCTGCTTGTCTTGGTACAAATAATTCTGGGCCCTTTTCACCAACAATATATGGTTGACCCATTTTTGCTGGTCCGCCTTCTGCTAAACCTGGTATTTTTAATCCAAAGAAACCTAATGTTGCTTGTATTGCTTTTAACAATTGTGCTTTAATAATTATTTTAGCGATATCTTGTATCACAGATTGAGCGAAATCCTTAAACTTAAACTTACCTGTTTCAACAAAATTATCTACAGCACTACCAATCTTACTCCATGTTGCCAATACAGCATCTTGTGCCATTTTGTATGGTGTAAATTGTCTGCTCAAAGTTTCCATAGCATCACCAACACCTTTAAAAATATTTTCATTTTTTAAAGTTTCGGCTGCTTGAATATCAGCAATATTACGCAACTCATTTGCATATCTTGTTTGATTCATTCTATCTAAATCATCAAGATCAGCAATTTCTTGTGCTGTTGCATTTCTTCCTAACAGGGCTCGTTGTTTTGCAAGTTTAATTCTTTCTTGTTCAAAACGACTTTGTGCTTCTGATAATTGTGTACCTATTTGCGCTTGTTTTTCAGTTATTTCACCATTTGCTGCTTGTAGCATCAATAATGATTTTTGAGCATCGATACGGGCTTGTAAATTAAATATTTCTAAATTATTATTTTTTTCGATACCTTTGGTTATTTCTTGTTGTAAGAATAAGCGATTTAATTCTTCTGTCTTAAGTTGCTTTTGTACCGATAATTGTTTGTCAACTTCAAGTAATTGTTTTTGTAATTCAACAACAATATTTTGGTTCGTATCGACACCTTTAGCAATTTCAGTATCAATTTGTTTTTGGATATCAAGTTTGTCATTGCCTGCTTGGCGTTCAAGATCAGCAATAGTTTTAATTAAAGTTGCCTCTTGTTGACTTAATCCTATTGTGCTATTAACAATACGCTGATACTTATTTGCTTCTTCATTTTTGACCATTAATTGGCGAGTTTGTTCCTTTATTGCTGCCAATTGTTTTTCTTCTGCTGTCACACCTACAGTTCTTTGTGGTGTCGCACCCGTTGGGCCCGGTACCGCTGCATTACCATTTAAATTTTCTTGCGCAGTGCCGGCGTCTTCCATTGCTTTACCAAGCGCGACATATGCTGCTGTGGCTGCTGCGGCGCTTGCTGCTACTGCTATTAAACCTACGCCTGATAATCCAACTAAGAATGCAGAGGCTGCCCCTGCTGCTCTCATTGCACCACCTAGGTCTTTAACAAGTTTTACAATTTTTGCAATTTGTATAACTGTGCTTGCTGCAAACGCTGCTGCAATTAATGCACCTAATACTTGAACAGTTTGTTTAGCACCTTCTGCTGTAATGTTTACATCTTTTATACTTTGCAAAATTGGTGCAATTGCATTTATTGCTGCGATTTGTAAATTACGAAATGCTGTTTCTATGCTACCTACAGCATCAGCAGCCAATTGTAAATTGCGTTCTACTTCTGGATCTATAGTACCTTTAAGATTTTCTGCTAATTGTTTGAAATCAACACTTGCTGCTGATTTACCAAATAATTCTGTGGCAATACGGGTTTTTTCAAACCCATCTTCCATATTGGCTAAACCATTAATGGCTGCTCTATATAATTCTTCATCACTTAAAACTTCTAGTTCATTTCTAGATAGACCCAACTTCATCAAACTATCAATGGCTTTGGTACTACCTTCTTCGACTTGACCTAACAAACTACTAAATGATTTTAGAAATTTACCACTATCATCAAATTGTCCGCCGCTTGCTTCTAACGCTGTACTTAATTGGTAGATTTGACCAACGCTAAAACCTGTAGCCTTAGCCAAATCATTCATGTCATCTGCCATGCGCACTGCACTAGTCGCTAATGCGGTAAATGCTGCTATACCCGCAGCAGCAGCAGTTGTGATAGTTGATTGCAATTCATCAACGCTATCCATTAGGTCAATAACTTTATCTTGACCGTCTACTGTAATTTTTATTTTATAATTATCAATGGTAGCCATTATATTTTGATTCCTAGTTTATTATAAACATAATCACGAATATCTTTTAATGTAGGCTCAGTCATACCATTTGGGGCTTGACTGCTATAACCTTCTTCCAATCGTTGAGCATAAGGGTAATTTGCTTGTATCTCATTATTTCGTAAAACGGTTTTGCGTCTAGCATTACCTGGTCTATAATTTTTAGGTTTATATTTTGTTTTCCAACGATTTGGATCACCAATTGGAGTATTATCCTTGAACGCAGTATAGGCAACTTGACTGATATTTTTATCGTCAAGAGTATCTAGTACTTTATTCAATCTATTGGTGATATTGCTCATTATTGTTTTGTCTTATTTTTAATTGCTAATAATTGTTCTGTAGTTAAGTTATATACACTAGGATCTAAAGTACCACCTTTTGCTTTAGCCTGTTGAAAATTGTCATAGGTAGCAAGCACATCTGTTATCATAAAATCATAAGTGGTAGCATGTTGCTCCACTTGACTTGGTAGCATATGAAATTTTTCAGCCAAACGCCCTATTGTAATCATTTTTACTGATTCCCAGTCGTTGGGGTTGATGTCTTGCTCTGTGGTTTTCCCAAGATTTCTCCTATCTTATTAATTGCCGCGGCAGCAATATCAATAGGTAAATCTTCATCAATGTCTAATACTGCTTTACCATTTTTATCTAAAATCATTGCTTTCATCATTTTATCTAAATTAGTAAATTCGTTATTACTACGAGCATTGAAAAAATCAAAATATGTTGACATGCGAACAATGTTATATGTGTAGAAAGTTATTGGCTCACCATATTTTTCTACCAGTTCTTCATCGTCTAGTACAATTTCAATTAGTTGGGGTTTACTTGCGAATTCTTTTATGTTCATTTATTACTCCTATTAATTAGTTCTGATTATTATATTTATCGAGTTCCTGTTCAAGCAGTTGATTGAGCAATGCCAATCTAAACGCTTGTTTGGCTTTCATTTGTTGTAATGTTGCTTGCATGTTGTTAATCATTGGAAGCACCTTTGCTTCATCAGCAATTAAACTGCGCAATTTTTCTTCATTTGTTATCAAAAATGGATTGTTCATTATTCACCTAATTAGTTAATAAAAAGGAGAGATATTTCTACCTCTCCTCTTTGTTTTACTTGATTTGAATCAAGATTAACTTACACCGCTGTACATCGTACCATCGACTGCGATAGTCATTGGTGTTACCCAAACAGGTGCTTCTGGTGAAGCAGTTGGGGCAAGACTTGATACGAAACCTCTACCACTTGAATAGTAAACATTGGTTAAGTTACCGATGTTGCCATCAGTAATGTTAGCAATGTTGGCGTCGTAGTTCCATACAACTAGGAACTGTACTGGGATCTTATCCTGAGATAGTCCGCTCAATCCTTCGTTAGCAGCACTACCTGAAGCAGCAGAATTATTACCGAAATAAACAGTTGGGTCAATTACGACATTCATGCTAATTTCGTTGTCTGCTGGAGTTGGTAGTTTGTTAGTGTCTGGTGAGCAGAAATCTACATAGGAATAGATGCCTGTACTTGCTGTGATAGTTACATCTTGCAAGCAAGTTACTGCTAGCACATTTGCGCCTGCAATATTACCAGTATCGATGTTGCCGTTAGCAATATCAGTTGATAGTAATATTGTTGGGTGTGTGCCAGTTTCATTTACTGTTATGCGTGCCATTGTAGTTTTCTCCTTTATTAGGCATCAATCATTAAAATCCAAACGCTTTAAATTAAAAGTATAGGTATGTTTCTCACTACGATTACCAAGTACTTCAGTTTTTCCAAATGTAACTTCGTAATATCCATCAAAGAAACTACTGTCTGCTGCTAAATCGTTTACACGACCTAATACAACAAGACTCTGTGGATCATTTTGAAATGAAATATACAATATTTCAAATTGGTCTGTGACCGTATAAATTGATCCACATACTGTAGTTCCCAATTGATTTACTTCTCTGCTGATAGGGTGACAATCTCTAACATAAACGCCGAATGGAACAACATCATCAGCACTAGGGTATATACCATTGACTTCAACGATAGGTGTAAGTTCGTCACATACAACCTTCATATAGTCCATGATCTGTTCCTTAGTGAGATATGGCTGATGTCCACTTGCCATTAGAAATATCTCCTGTCATTATTAAAGTAATCAACATCCGCAGTCCAATTTTCCTCAAGTTTAGTTGTAGGACCATTAGGTGCGTCTTGATTGAGATCATAGAAATTCATTAACTGTAGTGCCTTTTCCCATTCATACTGATATCTACGCAATGCGTGATCATAGTTAGCACGGTCAACATCGTTGACATTGCTAGTATCTGATACGATTGATTCGTAGAATATTTTGACAGCCATAAATGTATCAAGTCGTACTAGTGTTTGATCACTTTTGATGAGCAGACTAGGATTGAAACTTGATATCAAGGCACCATTTGGTAAGTTAGTGTAATATGTTGCCCCTAACACCGTATCGCAATACTTTGGCCACCAGCCAAACTCAAGTTGATAAAGGATTTCTTGACTACCTACTTTAAAGTAGTCATCCCAATTGACTTGCATTTGAGCAGCGCGGCGTTCAGCAGCAGGATCATAGAATATGATATCCTGTACTGTTGCATTGCTGATTCGTTGATAGGGGACTGACATATGTTACATTCCTATAAAATTAAATTAGGCTTGGATAATATTGATTGCACCACCGCGGCGCTTGTCAGCGACGCCTGCACCCATATATGCAAGACCAGTCAACCACATTTGCAATCCGCCTGGCTTCTCACCCATCTTGATCTGCAATCCTTCCTTGAGAACAGTGAAAATTGCTGTTTCGTGGAAATATGCACCAACAAGAACTGGTATTGAAGTGAGACCGACTACAGTGCGTACTGCGCTTGGTAGGAAAGTAGTGAATACTACTGCGCAACCATAAACACTTTCAATGCGTCCAGTTGACAATAGTTCATTACCTAGAGCAGATAGGTTTGAACCACCTGACTGACTTACAGCACCACCAGTTAATTCAGCAAGCATACGATTCAATGAAGAACCAGTTTGTCCTGCTACTGTGTAACTGAAGCCACCTGGTGCGTCACCATTGCTATCCAATACGATGATTGGTGTGCCTGGTAGACGGGCAGTCTTGTAGTTCTGCTTAACATTGCGAACAAGTCCTAGAACTGTGTTGCTAGTGAAGCCTGGTGTTGATGTACCACCAGTATAACCTGATTGTACTAACTCCATAGCACCTAATTCTAGTGGGCGGCTAAAGCCGTCTGCTGGAGTTGGTGAATAGTTAGTGTTGCCTGGTGTTGCCTTGAATGATAAGAAGGCTTCGCAAACGCGAATGTCAACTTTTTCACCATATGATTCACCAAGTTCAGCACCTAGTGTAGCAGCAAGTTCAAATGATGTAGTCCAAGCATAGAACACATCGAATGCTGTTGCTGCAACTGCTGGAGTTGCTGTGATGCTACCTTGACCTAATGCTGGATTCTGCTCAACTGCTAATGGAGGTGAGCCGAAACCAGTACCAGAACCTGAAGTTGCTGGGTTATAGTCTTGGTATGTGATTGGAGCAAAGTTAGGCACTAAGTATTGATTGCCTTGATTTGGGGCAACGACTTGTGTAAACTCTACTAGACCTGTGCTTTCGTGCATAGCACGCAAAGCGAAATTTGCGATTGCAGTTGTGAATCCATCGGCTTCATTATTGCCACCGCCTAGTACATATGCCATTTTAATTCTCCTTTATTTGGCTTATATAATTCGTCTAGATGCAGTACTGACCGTTGCAGTCACGCCTTGTGCTTTTAATCCTACTCGCTTACCTAAACCATTTTTCTGAGCCCATGCTTCAAAAGCAGCAGGATCTTTGCTATAGTCAGGTATGCTATCAGGAGTTGCACCAGCAAAACTGTTTTGACCAGGTCTTAATCCAGACCCGCTTGATGTTGAATTTACTTTGAGTAGTTTTGGATTACCCTTAGCAATTTCTTCAATCAAGCCATTTATTGTTAGTGGATTACCATCCATACCATAACGCTCTTGACCTTTAGCATTAATGATTGCATAACTACCATCTCGTTTCCATTGGATATTAGATTTTACTTTTTGCAATGCATAATCCTGCAAGTCTGGGTCGAACTTGTCGCCCATAGTGCGTAGTATTTCGCTGTCTAGTTCCTTCTGACGCAATGCGCGCTCTTTGCTAGCCAAGTCGCGTTGTAATCTTGAGAACTGTTCGCGTAGATCAGTATTATCAGACACCTCTTCACGCCCCATGCGTGGTTCTTGAGATACCTGATCCACTGGCTGTGCGTTGCCAACGGTACGCTGACTGCTTGTTCTTGCCACATATGCTAATGCTGCTTCTACACTTTCAAAATTTTGCCCGCTTGCTTGTGACAATGCGTTTAAAATAGAACTGGTAGTGCTTTTGCGAATAGCACCGGGATTCACTTTACCTTCAGCGGCACCATTTGTATCCTGTTGTGCTTCAGGGGCGGTATCGGAGCCAACGATTTCATTATCTATCATATTTCCTCTTTGATTGTATCGTAATCATCGTAAATTACCTACCAGTGTTAACACCAACTAATTGTGCTGTTATCGCCTGGTTTGTGTAATAGGATTGTCCAGTGTAAGTGACTGGTGTGCCGATACCTTCATCATCGTATCCTGCACCTTCATCACCTGCACTATCATATTCTGTAGTGTCACCAAATACTGCTTCTGTTTCACCAAAATCTTCTGGTGTAGGTATTTGATTACCAATGTCTCTACTATTAACTTGTAAATTATCCTGTGTCATTAATTCTTTGACAGCAGGATCAGTAATAGTTTCAATAAATGCTTGTTCATATTGTGGGATCTTTTCACTTGGAGCAAGCATGCCAATTATTTCTCTGACAATTAGATTGTCAATGATTGGATTATTTTGCACTAGACTCTTTGCCTGACCCATCAAGGCTAATCTATAATTAGTATCATGTGCTTCATAATCAGTATTGTAATGTACTTCACCCGCCCAACGCATACCCATAAATCTTGCAGCAAAAGTGAAAATCATTTCTTCAGCGACTTCCATCAATCTTGCCTTGCTCTTGGCAAGTCTATGTAATTGTTTGCGTTCTTCGATAATCGCTACACCCGAAGCCAATTGATTTTTACTGTTTCGTAGCCCACCTAATCCGGTAAGTGCTTCAATCTGTTCAAGTATATGATCTTGACGGCTTGTTACTTTGTCAACATCGCCAGTATCAACAGGTATTGCTTCTACTGCGCCTTGACTTGCACGAACAATCGAGCCAGCATGTACAGGTATGGCTACTCCTTTGTCTGCTCTAATAATTGTTTTAGCAAATTGAATGCTGGTATATGCTTCGCATTCTAGTTTGTAATGTTCGCGTTGTGCGTCACTTGCGCTATCAATATCGCTTACGCCAATATCAATTGTGCGTGGATCACGGCGACCATATGCAATGAAGCCAGGTATAGCCATACCTGCGGGGTATTCGCCCCTACCAATTTCAGTTGCTTCATTCTTACTTACATTTTTACCGACTTTGTAACTCACCCAGTAACTAGGTGTATCAGGTGTACCTAGATGATAGCATTTGATATACCAATCATCTTTATCTTCACTCTCAAGTATTTTGACATACTTGACCATTGGCTTGCCACCGAACCATTCCCACTCCCAGTCCCAAACATTTAATGGATTGACGGCGACAACATATGGTCTACCAAAGTTTGCATCACCTTGCTGTGCCATATCAACAAATATCCAACAGTGTCCATAGATACTTGTTAAGTCACCTATTTGTTCCATGAAGCCATCAAGGCTGCGATTGTTTAGATCACTATCAAGTATGAACAATTGACTCCATTCTATGTTGTCAGGTTCTAGTGCAACACCTTCTGGTGTGCAAAATCGTAATTCTCTTTTAACGCCTGGCTCAAACAATACATCATTGATTGTGTCAACAATGTATCTACAAATTGGTTGTGCTACTGTGTTTTGTACAAGATCAAGGTAAAGATTGCTATCTTCACTTGGGCGCTTTTTGCGTACATATGTTTTAAAAATATAGCCACCTAGATAAGCATATTGATATGCGAGCATTTGCTCATAGATGGCATTGTAAATAGGATTCTTATGTATTAAATCTTTTGTATTCATATGATATTTCCGTGACGATTATTCTTCGTCTAGGTATTCGTAATAATCGCCGCCGAATTTCTCATCCATATATTCTTCTTTTTCCATTTCGGCATATTCTAATGGATCCATGTCCATCACATCTTCAGTCTCTTGTGTATAGACACTATACTCATCTAATGCTTTCATTACTTCTGGAAATTCATTAAAGGCACGGTCTATCTCGCTAACGCTGTGACCCATATCGGTAAGATATCGTACTACATCTTTAGCAAGATCATAATGATCATCTTGAGGAATATAAAACTTTGAGATATTATACATCTCAACCATCATTTCAAAATCCATGCTATTTCTCCATTAGTGTTAAGTATTTATACTTTTTGAGTAGGTATATAAGTATAACAATCTTTGTGATGTCTACTGAACCATGTGAATATACTAGTACCACCACAATGTTCGCATGTTCTATACAAATTCTTTTTGTTTTGCCATACTTTATGTACTGGGTGTCTATTCTTTAAAAACTTTTTCATTCTTTCTTGTGTTGTACCTTCTTTTAGATGTTTAGGATTGACACAAGTATAATGATTACATATATGGTGTATCTCAAAATTTTCTATATCCATACCAACATGCTTTGCGACTGCGCGATGGACAGTCATCATTGTAGGTATGCCATTGTCACCCCTGATCATACCAAAACCTGCATTGTTGACGGGCCCACACCATAACCAACACTTATCTGGATTATTTGTTCCTTTAGTTCTGCGCATGATTCTATCATATGCGCTTACACATTTTCTCTTTTTTCTTGTCTTTTTCATTTGTTAACTCCATGTTGCATAATCTGTATCTGCTTCATCACCGTTAATTATTTCTTCCCAACTTGGTCCACCTGGATATAGTGGACTATCTGGCATATGCTCAAGTCCTGGTCTATTCATTCTCGCATAGCGTTGATCCATACCAACATATTCTTTAATATTGCTATCACCGTGTGTGATTGGGAATAGATGAAATATACCATATCTTAATGCGTCGCCAAGTCCGTCAATGTGTGCATATCTTTGCTCAGTATATTTGACTAGGCGTTTTCTTGATCCATCTTCGAAGTGGTATGTTTGCAATGCTTCTAATAAATATTTATCATCTTGTTTTATCTGTAGGCCATTTCTATTGATAAACGCATTGACTGTGTTATCAGTATCAACAACTAATGGATTGCTCTTACGACTATTCACAATCGTGAATCCATATTTCTCTAATATGATCTTATCTGTGATACCAAAGGGACTTGTAGTATCACGATTCACTTGCGTACCTGACATATCAATAATACTATAGATTCTGCGTTTAGGAAAATCTCTGCGTATTGCGTCAGCGATACCTTCTGTGCTGCAATCAGGTATGGCATAACTTTTTAACACTTGTAATGTACCATCTATCATGCCAGGCTTGCGTACTTGCGCAACAATGGCGCACATCACACGCTTGTTAAAGTCATGGAAAGTATATAAGTCACCACCATGATCAACAATATCATCAGTAGTATGTTTGTGTTTGTCGAATGTATAATAAAATTGATCAGCAACGCTTTCCCATTGACACATGTAGTCTTGATTAAACTTTAATGGGCTTAATATGCGTTTCTGTTCTAATATGAAATCTAAATTACCACTACGCATTTGTTGGTAATTAAAATGTCTAACGATGTAACGGTCTGGCTTATCTAATGCCATCTTAAACAAATCGTAGAGAGGCCCAGTGCCGTTAGGCGTGCTGATGACAACCAACCGTCCACTTGTATCTGGTTGCCCAACCTTGGGCCTCAATCTGTTTGTGATTTCTTGTAATGTTTCACTAGTATATAGTGCTGCTTCGTCTGCTACCCAGATGCCGACATTGAGACCTCTTAAGTTTTCTCTTTGTTCAGCACTTTTACAGCGAATAAACACACCATTAGGAAACTTGATCGTCATGTCACTATTGTTTATGTCAGTGCCATCTTGTAAATTAAAATGCTCAATGCAACTTTTCTTTAATGGTTCCCATATCAATGATTTGATCATTGCGCCAGTAGGTGCGCTATAGATAATGTCTTTGCCATGATGGTATCTTTCATCAGTAGCAAATATAGGTAATGCAATGCTGGCAAGAAATGTTTTACCACTTCCTACAGGCACGATATCGATACAATGTTTATCAGTTGTTAGCCAATCTTTTAATATTGTACCTTGCTCACCGTATAGTGGTATGTCAATCTTTCTCATTTACTGTTATTGTTTTAGGTATACTAGTCCAATCTGGTAATTCCTTTGTAGGGAAATTAAACACAGCATGTAGACTTTGACCTAATGTTGTATGATCGACATCAACTTTATCAGCAACAACTTTATTCAATATCATCTGCTGATATTTTACAACTAGATGTTGGTCTCCTGACATTCTTGCATTGTGATAATCTTCTGCGAGTCCAATTGCGAAGGGCTTGTCTCTCTTCGCTATTTCGTGCAAAAGTCTCTGGGCACTGAGTTTCTGTGTCGATCCCACTTTCCTGCCGCTGTTGGGTCTGGCTCCGCCCCTGCCCTTCTTTGGTGAATTTTGATTGTTCTTCAACGGTATGTCTGACATTGATTTTGTCTCCATTACTTTTTATTATCATCTTGATACCTTTGTACTGCTTGTTGTATGGTATCGTCTCTGCTGATGCATTCTACCAAATTACTGACTTTGGGATACTTTTCTGGTAGTGCTAAACAATTGACTACGCCACCATTACCAAATACATTTCTAACTTCTTTATAGTAATTATTAGGATTATAGTTAGGGCATGGGTACCAGTATATTCTATAATTTAATTGCTTGAGCATATCATAGATTTTATCTGCATCTTTACAGTGCATGTTTTCGTAAAATATGATAGGCTTATATTCTGTGATTGTTTCTAATGCACCAAGAAATACTTCATATTCATGACCCTCAACATCGATCTTAATGATGTCTGGGGCATATATGTCATCGATCTTGTCTAATGCTAGACTTAAGCACTCTTGTCCACTATCACTGATATGTAACTCTCCATAGTTGTCTGACTTATTGTCATCGAAATCTTCTATGAACAGTTTACCATTCTTGCTTGATATTGCTACATTAAACAATTCAGTATTTGTTTCTGTAACATTCTTTTTCAAGCATTCAAATAATTTTTTGTTTGGTTCGAATGCATAGACATGTTTTGCTAGTTTGCTAAACGCTATTGTGTGATAACCGATATTAGCACCTACATCATATACTACACTGTCTTTGTTTAAGAAGTTCTTAAGCAGTTCTATTTCTAGTTCTGTATATTCACCATATAGTTTGATGCTTGTGCCAATAATGCTATCGTTTGTAAAGACATGGAAGTTCTCATTATAGCGTGTTCTGCACACAGTATATAATGGTAATTCTAGTTTATTACCGTCAAAACTGACGATAGTATCTTTCTTGTAATTTGTTTGTGTGATGTTCAATGGTTCAATTTTCATAGGTCTTCCAATTTTTGTATGTGATTGACTCCGCAGCAGCCCAATGTGAACTTATAGCCCTCATTGTTTAGCCTTTGAGTGATTCTATCAACAATCATAACATGATCATTTGTTGTTAGATTTTTCTGTCTTTTATAATAGTATGCAAGGTTCAATACCTCATTTAATGGGTAAGTATCGATTCTTTGCAAGTATTCAAACAGTGTCATAAATTTTTTTTTAACTTTGGTGCAGATGTCTTTACCTTTTACAGTACCCTGATATCTATAGCCGGGCCAACATGCTTTGTTGTCAGCACCAACTTTCTTACCTTGTTGATTTGTCTGTGGTAGTTTTACGACTTTGTTTTTCATAAAATTATCTCTTTGGTTTTGGTTTAGTTTTTGGTTTTTTGTTATACATATAATTTCTCCCAATCTTCTGGATTATCTTCTGGGTCGAGACCATCATATAATGTATTGTCTGACCCGTCTTTGCGCTTGTATTTGAGTTTACCAAATACGCTCAATACCTTTTGATTTTTCTTGCCCCATAGTAATACGAGTTCTTGATATCGATCACTGCCCAACATGATTTGAAATTGTGTTTTGCAATCAGTTGGTGTTGGATTGATATCAAACTTGCTATTCTCAACAGTCCACATGAAATCAACACATTTGTCGATTTCTTCTGCTGTCAAATATGGGCTAAGTTCTCTTAGCATTTTTTCAAATACAGCGATCTTTGTATTGTTTAATGGTCTATCTAATAATGTTTTGAGTAGCATTAGTGTAATGTCCCATCTGTATTAGTGTTTTTGTTTTGTTCTTCTAACGCAATTTCTTTTAGGTTCTGCTCAGTAAGCAATGAGCCTAAAAAGTTATATACTGCTTCCATACTCAATATTGTAAAGTCAACACCGCGCTTTTCATCTACTGACATTTTGCTAGTATCGATGTCTTTTGCATTACGCAATGCTTGTTTAACATCTGTCATCAATGGTTGTATAGTGACCCATACAATATTATCTTCAGCCCTGTGTAACATGTAACTCATTTATTATCTCCTTGAATTGTTCAATTGTTATGTTTGTAAAGTTTGGTTCTTTGCAGACTGGTTTATAATCTATGCCCTGCACTCTAGTAATTTTTGTATTTGGATATGTTTTGCACCAATGACGCAATCTGCTTTCCCATTGTGTGAGCATAAAATGTCCACCATTGTTTATTGGGCCTGGTTGATAATGTGTTGTACCTGCGTAGACATTATCTATATACTGATTATGTGTTTGGTAATCAAATCCTATCATATAAATTTGTTGATGACCATTGCTACATGCTAATCTTAATGCGCCTGTACCACTATCACCCATAAACTTATCTTGTATCACAAAATTGATTGGTTCTCCGTTCTTATGTCTGTTATCCATCTTTGTACCATGCTGAGTATAAAATTTAGTCTTATAATGTGCTTTCTGATCTAATATTTCATCTGCTATGCCCATATCATGACTGATCAAATAGTCTGGTATGAAGTCACGGTACAATGCATTACAACCATATGTTGTAAAGATGTTTTGCAATTGATGTAAGTCAAAGTTTAATCTACTTTTACCATTACCAATCACTAGTGCATTATTTCTTTTTGTATCCACCAGTATATCCGCTTGCGTATGCTGCTCTTGCTTGCTTTTCAGCATCACTACGCTTTTTGTAGACTTTGCCGCTGCTACCCCATTGATAGCCAACTAACTTACCTTCTTTATAAACTCTATGTACTGGCATTGTGTGTACCTCTTATATTATTTATGATTTTTACAGATATGCGTATCAAAGTTGTTATTGGCGTTTTTGTTGAAACCCCTATTACAAACGCTACAACGACTGCCTATGACTTTCCAAATTTTGGTTGATTTTATATAGGCATAAGTGGTATTGATCATTCTAGTTCTAGAGTTCAATACTTTTTTAAGTTTATTTTGGTATAAGACATGATCCATCATGTACTTATACCCAATATATTTTACATGTTGAACAGCCTTTGACGGAACTCAATCTTTTCCATGTCAGGTACATTTGGTTGTAATTGCAAGCCCTTGACTGCATCATAGATCAGTTCCATGTTCGCGCTAATGTTTTCTAATGCATCCATTTGTACTTGACTGAAATCGTTTTGATTGCCAAACATAAGATTATTAAGCAAGCCAGCGATAAAACTCTCAGGTGTGTTCCAACCATCTTTGCCCTTTGGTAATGTTTCTGTTCGTTTACCATACCACTGATTGACAATGTTTTGTATGTCTCTGTTGCGTGACTTTTTAAGTTCGCCCATCAATGACATATATCTGATCAGTTCTTGCTGAACATAAGCCATGTCTTGTGCTTCTATTTTATTATATTGAGTTCTAGCACTAGTTGATTTCGGGTCGTAATTTATTATCTTTGCCATGTGTTACTCCGTGTATGCTTGACGATTACCTTTGGTAGATAACCAATCATGTACCATGTCATAATCATCTTGATGAATATATTTATATAAATGCTCTAGTTGTGGATTTCCAGTGTGGGTATACCATGATTTTTCTTCTGGATGCCATCGTGCGCCATGGTTTTTGGCATAATCTTTTTCTTGAAATGAAACATTCAACCAAATTAATTTTTCTCCACTTGGTATATAAATGAAATGTGGTTTTGGTGTCTTAATTGCATTCCTATTGAAGTCATCTAAAAAATCACAATATAACATTTGTTTGTATCCCATATCAGTCCAATAATTGAGTTTATCTTGGCTTGCCCAATTGATGGCTTGTTGACATGTATGGCAATATAATCTTGCCACATGTGATTTGTATTGTTTACCTGTAGGTATAATACTAATGAGATGTGTATCATGTATATTCATGTGTTACTCCTATATCCCTCAATGTATTATATAACGAGTACCAGCATGAATGCTAGTGCTATGGGTTGGTATCAAATACCAACCCATAACAATAATATTAGTAAACACATCAGGTGAGTTGGCTGGTGAGCGATAGCGAACAAGCACTCACCTGATAGCACTGCCGCATGGCAGGGCTTACATACAAAATAATATGGTGAAATAATTAATTATGTGACCAAACAAGAACTACTCACTCACTGCCCGTGAGCGGGAACACACAGCGAAATCCGTGAATGTAAAACAGCACATACTTTATCCGCTCATTATTGCCATCATCAATGACATCACAGTTTGTTTTTGGGTCCAGTTGTTACTATTATCCAATAGTATCGTTGTGATTAGCAACGCCTGTTAGCATCTATGAACAATGTTTGCGCGGTTTATAACTTTGACTTGCTGTATCGTCTATCGTATTACTACGACCCAAATCCTTTATTGTCAGTATTTGTATACTCTAGGATCTAGCAGTTGAACCGTGTTATAGTTCGTAATTTTATTTATATAACATTTAAAATAACCAATAAAAAAACCCCATAAAACGCTAAATTTTATGGGGCTACGAACTGGTATAACACGACCAGCACTCTTAGATGAGCAATAATATTTATGCCAAGAAAAAAGAGTGTAAAAACATATAATATTTTTACCCATTTAATTAGACTTATATAATATTAATTGATATTATATCTATACGCTGAAAAAACAGCGATACACAGGAGATAGAAAATGGAAAAGTATACTTTACAAGATGTAGTAACAGAATTGAGTAATATTGAACAAGCAATTCTAAATCCTAATACAAATAGTTGGAATCAATCAATAGGTGACGAATTACATCAAATTGAATATCAACTAGGAAGAATAGCAGATAGTTTAGAAAAAATAGCAAATAAGTAAAAAGAAAGTCTCCCGAAAGGGAGACGATCTTCTGTGTAAGCGCAAGTTCATCTAAACTTCTAGACACTCTTTATCCGTAGTGTGCGCAAAACGGATTTTTTTAATTAATGTCTGGGATTAGCCCCAAAGTAAATCCTACCAATAAGGAGTCTCTCATTAAGTTGCAAGGCTAATAATATCCCGCCCACGGATCAGACAAAGTGGGCATTAAATATTGTTGATGCGAAAGCAGGGTAGCACTCCCTGAGGGGTTTTTCTTGTGTGATCCCGAGCAAGGTGCGCAATCGGGGTGTTAATTTTATAGTTTTTAACGAATTGCGATAAATAATTGTGTGTATCTAGACTTGCGGTGTTGTTCCGAAATATCCTAAGTTGTTAATTACCATGTAAAAAAATAGCAAGTCATTTGGAACTTCGGTCCCGAAAGCGCACATATCGGGCTCTTGAATATGTCAGAAACAATATACACAATCAAATACCATGTAGAAGATACTGAACAGCGTGAAGTGTTCAATACTTTGGAAGAGGCACAAAACCAACTCAATGAAATGAGTGAAATGTGGCCTAATGCTGTTATTATCACAAAAATAATCGATAGTACAAATTAATTATCTGGGAAAGCAGTTGTTGGTGGCGTGAAGTTAGCAGTATATCTTGCTATACCATTTGTAATACGCATTTGTCCCAAATATGCGTTTGGTCCACTTAATATATTACCACGCAATGGTACATTACCGCTGTTAACAACATTGCCCACACTATTACCATCTACATAAAATACAATATTGCTACCATCTCTTACTGCTGCTAGATGGTGCCAACTATTATCTCTATTATTTGCAGTAGTATAAACAGCACCACTATTAGATACTATACCAAAATTATAATTACCAGTACTTGGATTGACTGTTCTTATTTGTAGTGAAGTTGCACCTGAACCACCATCAAATAATATTGCATTTGTATTTGATGTGCTATTGTCCATGTAGATAAATGCTTCTATAGTAAAATTACCAGTTGCAGTTGTATCAGTATTGCTGCTTGTATTATTTCTTGCTGGCCATATCAACACATTTGACACATTTGCTGCGCCCAAACTTTTGATTGTATTTGCACCAGTAAATTTTTGGTAAGTATTGCTTTGTTCTGCTATTGTACCAACTTGACGAATACCATGACCTTTTATACTGACATCATAGAATGCGCCTTCATCACCATTCATTAAGAATTGTGTATTGGCATCACTAGTTAATGGAGTTCTTTGTGGTGTAAAGTTAGCAGTATATCTTGCAACATTACTTAATCTAGCACCAGCAACATAACCATAAAATTGATTATCACCGGCGCCGGGGCCAGTACCGATACCACAACCCAAATTAAATGCACTAAAACTTAGTGTACCAGTGCTTGTCGCAGAACTTTGTCCTGCTAGATTACCATCAAAATAATATTTTAAATTATTACTTGCATTACCACTACGCACCAATGCCATATGTCTCCATACGCCATCATTGCTTGTAGTATTACTAGTAAAGTTAAATGTTGGTCCACCATAACTATCAGCGCGCCATATATTAGCACGACCTGCTACTGGTTGATGACTAAAGAATCCACTGTTGTTTGCACTGATGATTGGGCTTGGATATGTGAATAATGGGCTATCGGTAGGAGCCATTGCCCAACATTCTACGGTAAAATCACCTGCATAAGTCGGTCCACCGCTACCAACACGCAATCCACCGCTGAATGTACCAGCATTATAATAACTTCCATAACTACCATTTGCATTTGCAGGATTTTTACCAGCATATGTTGCATATGTACCTACAGTAATAGAATAATTGTTACTGCTAATATCTTTAAATGTTCTATCATTAATTTGACCACTATTATTAGTGTTCAATAATAAAATAACATTTGCCCAATTAGGATCACCTGATGGTGCTGGTGCTGGTTGTATCCAGAAAGTTTGTCTGCTTGAGAACATTATTCATATCCTTTATTCAACGCTGCATAATATGTAGAGCCATCATAGAATACGCTCATGATATCAATGCTGTTTGCAGCAGTACTTAGCGTCTTAACATTGCCAGCAAATTTCATTGTGCTTGTCAACAATCTATTACCAGTTCCATCTTGTGTCAAAACAATAGTCATGCTAGTACCAGCAACAGCATTACTCAATGAACTCAATGTGATATTACCAGTCAACAAATATTTGTAGATAGTGCCTGCAGCAGCATTTGGTGTCAATGTGGCTGCACCAGTATTACCGCCGTCTATTACTGTTTCACCAAATTTTACAAGATTGGTATTTGTAATATTTGCGTTACTAGTGACATTAAATGTAGCAGCAGCAACATTGACTGTTGAATTGCTTACAGTAAATGCATTTGCAAGACCAGTGACACTAAATCTAAAGGCATTATTACTACCATCTAGGTCAATATCTTCGCCACCACCGTTTGTTACTCTACTACTGTTAACTATACCAGTTGATAATGTACCAGTACTTGGTGTATAAGTAATTGAATTACCAACATTGTCTAATTGTACGATACTATTACCGACAGCATTAGTGAATACTGGATAGAATGTTGATGCAGTAGCAGCATTTGTATTTGAAACATTAACATAGTATGCAATATTTGCACTCGCAACATTTCCAGTGATGTTTGCGCCTTGTATATTGCTTAATGCATTACCAGCACCACTAAAGTAATTTGCAGTTATAACATTAGCATTGGTAATATTAAAGTTATTTGCATCTAAATCTTGAGTTAATATATGACTAAATGTTCCAGTAGCACCAGTTGCACCAGTATTTCCTGTAACACCTGTAGCACCTGTAGGACCTTGAGGACCTATCGCACCACCAGGACCAGTAGCACCAGTTGCACCCGTACTACCTGTAGCACCATCTGCACCATTAGTTCCTGCAGGTCCTGTAGCACCAGTTGATCCAGTAGCACCAATATCGCCAGTAGCACCAGTAGGACCTGTTGCACCTGTGAAGCCAGTAGCACCAGTAGGACCTGTCGCACCAACATCTCCTGTAGCACCAATCGGTCCTGTACTTCCAGTCAAACCAGTAGCGCCAGTCACGCCAGTCGCGCCAGTTGGACCAGCATCTCCAGTCGCTCCAGTC